CGAGATTCGTCACGGTGATGCCCGGGTCGGCGGGAGCCTGGGCGAACTGCACAATCGTACCAGCGTCGACGTTTCCGGCCGAACCGGCGAGCATGGATTCCCCGGCCACAGTGATCGAACTCGTGGCGCCAACAGCAAAGGTCACTGGAGTGACCACGCGAAATTCAACCCCAGTTGTCGTCCGAACGATCTGATCGGCTCCAACAGAGGATACCCCCCCGGAACTTGGGGGAATCGCTCGGTTGAACACGAGCGGAACCACGGCTCTAGCCGGCTGCTTCTGGAACAGCTCGGCGTCAATGTGATCGGTCACCAGACGCGCTAGCGCCACATCGTCTGACGAGTCGAGAAACAGCTCATTGAAACGAATCGCCGTATGGCGCATCACTTCGTCTGACATGGCGGCAGCACCAGCCAAAGCAGAATTGACGTTCGTTCCGGTCGTGAAGATCGCCGCTGCCGTCACTCGCTTGCCCGGCGGGCGCTTCAGCTGACGAGCAAGCAGCTCACGAGCCCCGACCTGGAAGAAGTCATCTCGTGTAGGTAGCGGCGCAGCCATGGCCGCAGAGTATCATCGACGGCCGACCTCTGTCGCGACCACCAGGGGACCGTCTACCGTGTCTGCTTGAACCATGACCGAAACCACGTCCGTGGTCCCCGGCGCCTGTCCCACGGTCACCTGGGCCGTCACAACGTCAGGCTGACGACGAATACCGGCCAGCAACCGGGACTGAAGCCGCTGCAACGCGTCAACCGTCATCAGCCCCTTTTCTCGCGCGTCCACGCCATAAGTCGGGTCATGAACGAACTCACCAACCCCAGTCTCGACCAAGCGCACAATCCGCTCGTGAAGGCCAGCGGCGCCCGAGGTTAGCGCGAGATCTCCGGCTAGCATTTGGATCGTTCCGAGACTGCCGCCCTGCAGGTCTTGCTTCCGCTCCGGCTTCGCCCAATCCTGAATCACCATTTCACGCTGTGGAAGCTTTCCAGCGAGCTTGTCTGCAGCAACAGCTGTGAAAAACACATCGATGCGAGCGACCAGGCTTTGGAGTCGATAGCGACCACCTCCGGACAATCTCCCATCGAAATGCAGCGTCAGCGTTTTGGCCGCGTCATCCCATTGAACGGAACGAACCAGCCGCACCTTGGGCCCCTCGAGACTCGTCCCCTCGAGAAGCCAATTCTTCCAGTAGAACAAGGAATCGGAACGGCCTGGATTCGGAAGGCCTGGATCGGAAAGCGGGTCGCACCACAGCATCACGGAAGCCATGCCCGGAACGGAAACAGCGGTCACCTCAACCGGAAGCTCCGAGCCTCCGAGAGCCGAGCCGCCTAGCACCTGTGCTCCGAGCATACTTCCTCACAATGAGATCTTGAACCAGATTTTTGGAATCTGGCAATCCACTATTGAGTTAGTCCCAGATTCCCCTTCTATTCTCAAAAAATACCGGTAAGACGTCATATCAATCGCTATTCCGGGTGAAGCCGTCCCGAGAATTTGATGCGCATTCTGAAATACCGGAACAGTTCCACTGGCATCTACCACCGAAATCAAGTCAACCGGATCCGGGGCCACAGAAACTGATGCAGCCGCAACCGATTGCAGTTTGAAGCTGGGCATCGTTGCCGGTAACGCAACATGACCGCTAGATCCGTTGTAAATCAGACCGATTTCCGTGATGGTTTTCGCTTGCGCAGGAATCAGTGCATTGATCTCGCACACCACTGGAAAATTGGTTGTGCTTCCCGATTGAGACAAACTCAAGACCGGTGAGCTCACCAAACCAGTCAATTTCCAGTTTGCAATAATTCCAAAATACGAGGCCCCGACGTAGATCTTGAGTGGCTGGTTCAGCGCTGCATCCAAGACCTTGAGATTTTCCAGGTATCCCTTGAGCCACCCAGCCCAAGGGATCTGATTCAACGCTGGATCGAGATAATCGAGCGCATTGTCCTCACTCTCATCGATCTGGGTCTGTGTCGCGTTCTGGATGTTGGCCAGAAGGTTGGCTCGCTCGCCGTACGCCGGGATGATGAGCCCATTGGCGGTGCGAATTCGGAACAACCGCACCAAGCGCTTCTCTGACGGTTTCCCCTCGTTCTCGATTCCCTCGATCCGATAGGTTCCAGGCTTGTAGCCCGTCGGAGTGAACTTCCAAACTCCAGGACTGTCCTCGTGAAGCGTGTTGATGCCGCCCGTGTCGCCCAAGGGCACCCAGAGAAATCTCGGACGGAATGTCCCGATCCCAACGTAGGTCAGAGTTACGGTGCCCGTAAGACTGCCGTCGGTTCGCGATCGGTTGATCTGGCCCGCTGGTCTTCCGTCCTGATCAATCTTGAACATGCTTCACCTAGCGAGTTGGTTCTCGGTTCGCGAACGCGTTGGGAATTTCTCGGATCCACACCTCTGCGTGAATCTCACTCAAATGGTTGGTGCCCCCAACAGCATGAGTGACCTTCACGGCAAAATGCGCCTTTCCTTCATCGGCGCCCGATGGGCACTCGAAGCGGTACACCCCAGGTTCTACCGTCTGCAGGTAGCCGTCGTATTCACCAGAGCCCCCGAGGGTCGCGATCACTTCGCTACCATCAGGCCAGACAAAGCTCGCAACAAGGACGTCTGGGGCGAAGACGTCACCCGTGGCCGCGTCCGTCACCCGGATCCTGCGACGAAATACCGCGTTGATGTAAGTCGGTCCCATTTTCAAGCCGTTTCGTCAGTGATTTCAATCTGAAACATCGGATCGTCAAGAAGCTCAATCCGACCCGGAACGTGTGTCTGGCGCTGAACGGCCGAAGACCGTTGGTTGCCGACAGCTGCCACGACCGCTCGAAAAACGGAAGTCACCCTTCCGAGTAGGGTGGTTCGTTCCGTAGCAATCCCCGTTACCTGTGCCATCAGTCCACCAGGAGAGCAGTTGTCGTTTGAAGCTCGACGTCTTGGTAGGAGCCCTCGATGAGCGGTCCGCCCAAAACAGCCAATTGTCCCTCGCCGAAACTCGAGATGACCACCGCCGCGCCACCAGGGGTCGCAGAGACCGTCATCGTGTCAGCAGTGAGAGAAGCGTCGCGAACGAAGTAGACGCCGCCTTCCGTCACTCCACCGGGAAGCGAGAGGCCGCTCAAAGGGAGAAGCGCCACTCGATCGCCGGCAACCGCGCGATGCCCAAGAGCCGTGACTAGATTGCCTGTTGGGCTGGCCGAGAACGGGATCAAGACCGTTCCAAACTTCGCAATCACCCCCATTTGCTCGATGATCCCAGCACCGGTTTGTTGCTCACCAATCGAGAAGAAATCGAGTCTTTCTGGAGTCGAAACCTGAATCAGTTGCAGAAACGTTCGGACGACAGCCAAGGAGACCGAGCCGTCTTCCGCCACGGTAAATCCACCGTCGCTCCGAGGGACAGCTACCCGAAAGTAGTTGACCGCCGAGCATTCGTTGGTGCTCTGAGTTCCCGTGCGCCCAGGCCAACCCGAGTGAAGTGCCAGCTTCCAGGCGGTCAGTGGAGTCGGCGAGAAATTGGAGGCTACCCCTTCCCGGGGGACCCCATTGTACTTCAGGAGGGCGTCAGCACGTCTTGCTGCGTTCGACTGCATGGCGCCAGCATACGCGCCAGTCGTTCAGTCGACAACTACGCCCAAGGATACCAAATCTGTCAGATCTTTCGCGAGCTTCGTCAAAGACGTAGCTGCTGCGCCATTAGGATCCGCCAGCAGCGGCACCTTTCCGCTCTGCGCCGTAAGCAAGGTTCCGAGAGTCGTAAGCAACGATGTCAACAACAGCACCAAGTTGTCACCGCGCGGCACCGGGTGCTTGGCAGTTTGGCTTCCGAGTTTGATCCCAGCCATTGGGCTCGACGCCTCAAACGTCACCCACTTGGCTTTCAAGTGGTATTCGCCCTCGTATTCGACCACTCGCGAGTAGGGGCTCTTGAGGAATGAGCAGTCGCTTGGATCGACCGGACCCCCGGGACTGGTTTCGCCGGAATCGCTCACCGCAATGGTGCGACCAGCAACCGTCTTCGGTGGGCCACCGCCACTGCGGTTGCTCACGACACCAATGGCAATCGGATCTTCATCGGGATCGCCACCCGGAAACAACACCACAATTTCCTCGTCCGCCCCCGGGGGATGATAATCGCCGTAGCCGTCCATCCCGGGCCCCTGCGCCATCTGGCGGCAGCAAACCGTGTTGCCGTGAAATGCTCCGGCGTAGGTGATGGCATCCAGCCGCCAGCCGTAGTCCGGATCGTAGTCGGTCGACGAGAGGTCATCCGACGTTCTCGCCATCGACACCCAAGCCCGGGGGTCGATGCCTGGCCGCGAGACGGCTTCTGCAATGCGCTCCACGTCGACCCGTCCGCCAGATGTTGCCGGTCTGCGTCTTTTCCTCATTTGAGCACCTGATTCAGCGCTTCGCTCAACTTGGTTGGACGGGCGCCCCTAACCTCAATCTGCCCGTTGGGGTCTTCTCGCAAGACGATGAAGTTGTAATAGTCACCCTCGATCGCCACCCCTTCCTCCGCTGACCATCGAATGGTGATGTAGCTCGCCCGGAATGTCGATGTCATCCACGCCTTCTCTTGCGCTTCAGCCAACCGCTTGGAGTTTTCCGGGGAAATCTGCAGGCTTTCCAGGTATTTCTGACGAGCTTCCTTCGAAAGTGACTGCAACGCCTGGAACGTTGTTGATCCGTCGGTCTCTGGTTTCGGCGACTGGCTGGAGATCAGCAATGCCACCGGATCCCCAGGCCACAAATCGAGCAGATCAGCATCCGTCTTGGACCCCCAAGAGTCGATTTCGTCGGTGGAAAACTGCCCCTGAATCTCTTGTCTGCCGATTTCGTGAAACGTCGATTCGGCAATCTTCTCGAGAGTAGCCAGCTCGGCTACTCCTCGCACTGTCATCACTCGAATATGTTCGTGCGCAACACCGTTCGGCGTCAGACCAGAGGCTCGGGAGAACACAGGCTGCGGGCTGCCAGGCATTCCCAAGATCCCGCTTTTTGGCTCGCCATTGAGCACTGGATAGCGCGCCCATCGTACTCGCCCAATTGAGCGATCCGCACACCGGATCTCGATCGTGTCGGTGGTGATGCCCTCCATTTTGCGAGTCATCTCAAGGCGCTTCACGTTCTTGCCGACCACCATTTGCTTGGCGTTCGCTAGGTTCTTGAACAAGAGACGCGGTTCCAACAAGTAGAGCGTGAAACCCCGCATCACCGGAACAAGCCCAAGGCGAAGAACCACGTCATTGATGTGGTCCCACACGGTTTGCTTTTCGCTCTTCTGCGTAGCTGTGATCTCGCCGTTGCCAGTAACAGTTGGCGGCTTCGCTGGTTTCTTGCCCTTTGCTCCCCGCCTTCCCGTGCCGCGAACTGGCTGCAATTCCTTGGGCATCACATCAGCTGGAATGAACTTGCCGTCGGGCTTCTGCACTTTCGTCAGGTCACTTGGATCCAACGGCGTCCCAAGAATCACCTTGATCCCGTTGCTGGTGACGAACGAGTCGATCAGGTCTTGTACCCCCTCGTCTACCGGCTTCGCGAAATCGATCCGCTTTTCTCGCAACTGCTGCGTGCGCATCACACACGACACGTCCACACAATCCAGTTGCACAGTGTCACCTGACTCGTCGTAGGATACCTTCCAGTGGCTCACAAAGCCGATGAATCTCGTGGTTGAGTACACACGAAGTTCTTGCCGATCATCGTGCCCGATCAAGGCCATCGAAGTACCGTCGAAATGCTGCGCCCCGTGCAACATCCCCGCGACGTACGAGTCGGCATCTTGTGCGCCCAGATCGATGATGACGAGTGCCGCGCGCACGCATCGCGGATCGATGGGAAACATCTTGAAGTCGAACGTGACCTGCGCCGTGTCAGCGTCCTTCGTTGGCGCCCGCACAATCGTGGCGTTTTCCGGAACAGCGTTGAAAATGACTGAGCGCCCCCTTTCCCCTTGGTTTGGATCCACGCTTGACGGGTATTGCTGCGTACCGCCAGCGCCCATGACTTCCAGTTGATAGCGCTCCTGATCGAGAACCGCCTTGGCCTTGGCGAAGTCTGGTGCTGCCATGGTTCCAGACAGCTGGCAGAGACTCTGCCGCGACGCGTAGTTCTTGTCCATCGCCGCGCTGACGCTTGCCGCAGAGCCGCTTGCTGCCTTCAACCAAGTCTTGGGTGGCTCTGGCGCCGGGGCAAGATGCTCGGCTCCTTCATCGAGAGAGAGCTGCAAACGAACACGGCAAGTGGGGCGGAAGATGGCCATTGGCTAGACCTGACACGCTCCGGGGTTCGTCAGGGTGATGACCGGGGGCTCCGTGGCGGTGAGTTCCACGTCAATGGCAGCGCCATAGGGACGCGGCGGCAGCTTCAGCGTGGTGCCAGCCTGAATCATGGCGCCCTGCAAACCATTGGCTTGCGCCAGGTAGCTCGCGTAGTCGCTTGAACCGTACTCACGAGCCGCAATCGACCAGAGCGTCTCTCCCTCGCGAGACGTGGCTTGGCGGGTCGCCTCGTGGTACGCCTGCGCCCGCAGCTGCACTCCAATCATGATGGCCTGGTGGCGCAGATCGCTTGCTGCCCGCGCCACTGTTCGCGACCATGACTCGATGGTGGTCTGTTGCGTGGCTGACGACTGAACCGCGCCCTTTCCGCCGTTCCCTCCCGGCATCGAAGGGTTGGCGCTCAGCGGCAGAGCGGCAATGGCCACGATTGAGGCGCTACGCGACGAGAGGCGCGGCCCCGAACACCGTCGGATCATCTCACTGCACTCGTCGGCGATTGACGAGATTGCCGCATCGATTGCGCCCAGGATGGTTGCTGGAAGATTCACCAGCGCTTCAATAGCCCCGAAGGCTTGAATCACCTTCGAGATCTTCCCGCGGATTTCCTTGATATTGCTCACGATTGCGGCCGAGAACGAACGCATCAGATCGGGACCGATCGCCAAGCAGTCCTCAAGGAAGTTCAACGCTTTCATGAAGTCCGAAAGGCCAAAACCTGGCACTGCAATCGGCGGGGACGGAGGAGTCTCGTCGTCTGCCACGGACCATTCGAACTTCATCGTCCATTTGACATCGTTGGCCCGGTCCCACTTCGGAATGAACTCCTTGAGCACCCCAATACGAACGGCGTTCATCCACTGGACGCGCAACTGTCGCCCCGCACGGCACATTCGATCGAACAGAGCGACAAGCTGAGCCGGAGTCTTGATCTGGTCTGGGTCACCGTCCACTGTGACGGAGTGCTTCAAAAAACGGTAGTTCCACTCGCCTTCGAGAGGAAGATCTAGATTGTCGAACCCAAGCACCTGAATCGATGCCGCGGGATTTCCCGGGTAGATCGTCTTCTTGGTCCGTGCCTCCACTCCAAACTCGACACCTTGAAATGGCATCGACCGATCGCGAAGCACGATCTTGTGTCCGCCGTGGGTCTCCTCGATCATCATCGAGGTTCCAGGGATCGGGGCGCCTCCAGGGCCATCGAGCAACCTGAGTTTGTCTAGCGCTACGTTGACCGCGGACGTGAACCCATCTAGCCCAATTCCCATGGTTACCTCGTGAATGCCCCGGCGTAGCCCGACGAAAGCCTCATCTCCGCCTGACGCGTCAGATCCTTCATCATCGCTACCACGACCCGATCGGGATCTTGGTCACCTTCGAATTTCTGGTCGATCTTGATATTCGAACCACGGAAATCGTTGTGAACATTGAGATGCTGCTTCGGAAGAGGAACTTTGGTTTGCACCCATTTGCCTGCAGTATCCAGAGTGTCCTTGAGTCCCCAATCTCGATCGTCCATGTGCTTCAACAGATCTGCCTGCGTTCGAATGCGATTGAACGCCCAGTTCACCGCATCAGTCACGTCGAGCATGACTTTGGCCATCTCTCGAAACGCTGGAAGAATCCATTCGTAGACAATCTTACCCAACGGCTCAAAGAGACAAAGAAGCGCGGTTCCCACGGTCAAAATCATTCGCAAACCCGTCACCAAACCAGTGGCTATTATGTGTCCAACCGTGAGCACCACAGAGCCGAGAAGGTAGAGCGGTCCCCGAGCAACCCTCCATAGCTCCATTCCGAACCCGATTGCGCTTTGTACCAAACCGATTGTGGCTTCAACGACGATTTTCTTCATCGTCTGCCAGTTGTCAATCATTGGCTCTGCTGTAGAAGCAACAGCAACAAGGGCAGTCGCAACAAGTGGCAGCGAAACCGCTGCCCCGGCTGCCCCAGCGCCAACGGCAGCCATACCTGTGGCTACAGCTCCTTCTGTGGCTGCCCCAGCGCCAACGGCCCCGGCAGCCAAGGCCCCAGTTCCTTCAGCCCCAGCCACAGCTCCTGTAGTCGCCGCAGCAGTTGTTGCGGTGGCCAGGCCAGGAAGGAATAACCCTTTAGCCAAAGACGCCATCCTCAACATAGCAGCGATCGGCAGCAACACGGCACCGATCGCTGCCATCGCAACCTTCAAACCAATATAGATCTTCGCGATTTCCAACAAAGCGTGACGATGCTCGTACAAGAACGAGCCGACCACACGCAAAGCGTGAACTGAACGCTGGATTCCTGTAGAGATTCCGTCCCAATGGTCAATCACGTATTGAGCGACAAGAGCTCCGCGATCCCACACTTTTTCCAACACAATCGCCGCTGTCTGCCCCCAGTGAGCAAGCCTCGAGAAGAGCGCTCGTTGGTGCTCTTGTAGGTTGTTGCTCACGCCCAGCAAGCGGCGCACCAACATCTGCATGATTGGCGTCGCAAGCGCATTGCGCGCCTGCTTGTAGATATCCGCGAGAGAGCTTGCCACGCCGACCCACGAAGACTCGAACGCGGCCCCCGAGCTGCGGAACTTCATCAGGGCGTCAGCAAGCTTGTTGACGCGCTGCGCTTGCGGCAGAGCGTTGAATTCCCTGGCCTCCTCTTTGATGAGGCTCATTGACCGCAGAAGGCCGAAAAGCGGGACGTGCATGCCCGCCGCGCCGCGGGACATCATCGAGACCGCGTGCGACGCTTCATCGTAGGGAATGTGCAGCTGACTCGCGGCAAGCGTCGTGTCGTTCGTCATGTCGAGCGCGAACTGCATGCTCTTGCCAGCCGCCATGATGGGGCCGACGATCCCTTGGAAGATCTGGAACATGTCCATCGCTTCCGCGGGACTTTTGATTGCCGCCTTGCGGATCTTCTCAAAAGCTTCATCCGCGAGAGCCGCGCCATGCTCCCAACCTGTCCCCGTGACGGCGCTCAACACCGTCTGCAGACCAATCTTGGTTGCCTCGAGTTCCCCGTAGTAGTTGGCCGTGCTGGTCGTCAGTTTCTCAATCGCCCGCACCCCGGCATTGAAGCCAAAGTACACCGCCCCCAAGCCCACCAAACGCCCCATCAGACCACTTACAAGCCCCTGGTTACTGGTGAGGACCCGGCCCATCTCACCAAGGCCACCAGACAGCCGAGAAACGCCCGTAAAGGCGCCTCGGCTGTCCAGCGTCAATCTAGCCCGGACGTCAAAGTCGGCCGACATGATCCAAGTCTACCAGACCGCTACTTTTCATGCAGACCGCCACCCGGGCCGTTCTCCCCGGCGACAATTCGAGCCAGAGCAGCGGTGTAAGACTCCATGTGTTCAGGGGCAAGCGTTACGGCTTCTGCGAGCCCGATCCGACCGTACCGAGTGGCATAGGCTATTCGATCCCAAACCTTCTCGACAGCGTTCTCTGTGCCCACCCGTTGCCAGGCAATTGCGTAAGCGAACGAAATGGCTATCGGGCCGCAGAAAGTGGAGATCAGCCGATCGTAAAGCTTGCCTGGTATTTTCCCAACGCGGCCGCCGAGGGACTTCCCAGTTGCTGGTAGGCCATCAGGCAAAGGGAGCGCCCACGCATCCCGAGCGCATGCCAAAGAAACTCGCGTTTCTTCGGGGAAATCAGCGAACCATTCATCTTGTAGAGCATCGCTTGCGAGCAGTCCATCGCCACCGTCGCCGCGCTACGAACCCCCTCAAGAGCCCTGAGTTCTTCCGAAGCATCCAAGCCGCGCATCGTAAGCGAGAAATCGTAGTACTCGCCTTCGTCGTCCACGAAGATCTCAGGTTCACAGATTGAGCCGTCCACCGTGAATGTCAGGGTCCGGCACGAAATGAGGGGACTGTCCTTCAAAGCGTCTTTGCCGGTTCGGGTTACCCGGGCGAACACCTTGTCGAGCAAATCGCTGTCAGTGTTCAGGCGGTTCCCAAGCTGTTGAGGAACGACCACAGCAGGCTCGGTACCTTCTTGCATTTCCGTAACTGGTTTCGTTTTCGACATTTCTCACTCCATGGTTAGCGCTACGGACCAGAAACCATGGAAAGCAAAGGGCCCAGGAGACTCGGCCCCGGGCCCATGCGACTGGCCCGTAGCCAGCCCAAACTACACCATGCGCGTTGACTAGTACACCCGACGCAAGGTCGCGCACTTGAAGTCAATCGCGCCCTCGATGTACTCCTCTTGCTTCGGCACCTTCATGGGTAGCGGCCCAAAGAAGATATCCTCCGCTGTCAGGCGCGCTCGGGCTCCCGAGGGGAAGTTCAGCGTGAAAGTGAGCGAGAACACGCCGTCAGCCGGAGTCCGACGAGTTGCGCGATCCTGAACCTTCTCGGTGAACTTGAAGTAGGTCAGGCCTTCCATGTGGAACTTGGCGTTACCCGAAATACCCTTGAACAAATCGTCGAACTTCTGCCCGGTTTGCCCAAGGTAGGCCCGCTCCAAGATTTCCATGTCGATATTCAGTTCGGCTTCCAAGACATCATCAAAGATGTCCTCTTGGCTGCCGTCTGGAGTCGTACAGGCCAGGCTACATTCCAGGCCCTTGATTCTCTGTGCCATTTACGTAGGTTCCTTTCAGTCGCCTGGATTACAGGGTGCGGGTGATGATGGCGTTCTCGCCAATCTCGGTTTGAAGGACGATGAAGTCCATGGACGGGTGGGTCTTGACCTTGGTCAACACGTAGTAGACGCCGAGCGCAAGGGTAGCGGACGTGTTCCCAGCGTTCACCCCATCGTCTGTCGAGTAGTCGAAGATCCGGCTCTTCTCAGCGTTCTCCGCTGACTTGAGGCCGGAGAGGAACTGGTTCCACTTGCCCAACAGCTTGGAACGGTTCGACTCCTTGTTCAGACGCTTACAGTACGGAAGGAACACACCGATTGCCGAGTCTTGGATGAAATCCGCCATTCGGCGCCGAGCAATGTTCTCTTCCCCTGAGATGAGACTTGAGGTCACGCCAGACTGGAAGATGGTCCCCGCGGTGCGGTCGATGCGCGGGGCGCAGATGCCGTTCCGGCGAAACGCCTTGTAGGTGTCGATCGAAATTGAGGACCCCGCGGCGTCCACCGCAAAGAAGTCGTCGATCAGCCCCGTCTGCTGCCCCGGGTTCTCTTCGGGCGGCAGGGTGGCGCAGATGGTCGTCAGTGGCCCATCGGGGCGCACTGTGATCACGCCGTCCGCGGTAAAACCCGAGCCGCCGGCAGCGCCGCGCTCAGCAATCACTGGCACTTTCACCTTGAGGCCCAGAGCCGCGTAGAAGAGCCGGTCGCGCCGGTACAGCTGGACATTGACGATCGAACCATCCGGAGTCGTGCCGAGCGGATCGCCAGTGATGAACTTGCGCCCGAACATCCCGATCTCCGTCGCCTGCATGGCGTTGGCTCGGCCTTCTCGCACCGTCGAATCAGAGCGACGGGCGATGAGCAGATAGTTCGCTTCGCGGCACGCCCCAAGCTCGTTCAGCGTTGCGTCAAGGGCCTCCTTGTAGCAGGCGTCCCGTTGTCCCTCAGTCAGCGCCGCGGACAAGGCCTCGGGATTGCTGACACCGAAGGCAGCGAAAGAGGGGACATCGACCAGAGTGTTGATCGTCCCTACGGCTGCCCCAACGTGAGTTCCGTTGTCGAGCCCCGGGCGCACACGCACTGAGAACGGACCCGATGCCCCTTCGGGGATGTCGAGGGTCTGCATCGTCACCCACTCTGCCGGCATAAGCACGCCGCCGAAGGTGTGATCGAAGGTGGTGTCGAACGTCGTGAGTCCCGATGCTCGAACACGAGTTCCAGCCGGAATCGTGCCGCTGCCGTTGTCCGCAATGAGTCTCGCAACACCGATCGCGAACCCAAGCGTTGCCGCCATCCCACCTACGCCCGTCCCAATACTCACCGAAGACAAAGCAGCCGAGACGTTGTTGTAGACCCACAGGCTGCCGTCTGGGCCAATCTTCGCCGCCACGTTGGCAGCGCCCATCGACACTGAGGCGTTGATGAGTCCCGCGACCTCTGTAGCCGTGACAGCATCGAGGTTCCCCACGTTGCCTGTCCCTGCGTAGGTATTAGCAGTCAGTCCGAGCTTAGCCAACACGCCCGCGGTGGTCTCGGTGAGCACCAAGGATCCGCCGGTTCCGTGACGAAGACCCGTCAGCGTCAGCTGTCCCCCGGTGTTGCTCGCGATGACCGCTCCAAGGAAAGCGTTCAATCGAGCAGCCACAGCTGAAATCGTCGTGTCGGTCGAACCAAAGACGATCTTCTGCGACTTCCCGCCATCGATCTGGATCCCTACCGAATCGCCGGAAACGATGGTGTTGAACGCTGCCCCCGTACCCGTCACGGTCGCTGCTCCCGCGGTCAGGGCAGCAGTCGTCCCGGTGCCGATGTTGCTCGTCACGCTCAGCTGCGCCGCCGCGGCAAGCTGCCAAGGCCCAGCTCCACCCATGATGGTCGCGTAAGGAGAGAGCATCACCTCGCCCACCGAAGTGTCCACGCGAGCAATAAGCAGACGGGCCGCCTTCAACCCGAAGGACTTCAGCCAACCGTTGCCGTTCCAGTGCTCGTCCAGCGACTTGCGCGCCGATGGATGGCATGCCTTGACGTCGTTGTAGGTGTAGCCAAAACCACCAAACTTGTGCTTGTAGTCACCAGAACCGTACACCTCGACAGCACCTTGCGCGGCGTCGTCTGTCGCAAAGTAGCCGTCCTCCCATTCGCCAACGAGTAGGACAGTTCCAGTCCCGGCGCCTGTAGCGGGAGCAGGCGGAGCCAGATCGATGATGACAAGCCCCTCGATTTCCCGAATCACTTCGAGGGTGGGCACTTCGGTAAATCTGCGGACGTATCCGGACATGATGTGTCTCCTAACCGAGAGTCATTGTAGCTGGGTTGATAGCCGATTTGCAGAAATTCTGAAAGCTAGTGAACCCCCACTCGACCGCGAAGGTAAACGCTGGCAGTCGATGTCGTGCTTGCCGTAACGCTCACCGATACCTTGTCGCCCACCGCGACACCAAGCCCGAGATTCGAAATAGTGCCAAAAATTCCATTGGAAGCGATGTGGACCTGCGAGGTATTTTGCTGTACTCCGTTGATTTCGATGTAGCAATCAAGCGCGGTCCCGCTTATTGCCGCACTCAAAGCGATCGTTAGATAATCAATCGTCGCTGCGCGCTGAATCGTCTTCGCGCCGAGCAGACTTGTTGTCACGGGTACTGCGAACGCATTCGCGAGAACATCGAAGCCCAACCAACGTTTATTGGTCGTCCCTCCAAGTGAATCGATGCCATATGGGCGATATTCATGCGGTGCAACATCGCCCGCGATGTAGGGAGCGTACTCACCCTCCAGATGGTTCGAGCAAACATCACAAAAGGGGAAATCGGCTCCGCGCATCCTGCAGTTGTGGGAAGGGCGATAGACGCTGCTCGAATAAAAGCCCCCGCGGTACAACCCGACGCCAGTTGGAGGAAACGGATCAGATGACGGCGTGATCGGTGGCCAGATTGAAATGGAATCGAGTAGAGCCGGATCGCTATTGTCTGTGGGCCAAGGAGAAACGGGCGTGTTCACCAACCGCAGCCACTTTAGACTTGCCCGATCGGTGTTCAGAGTCACGTTGGGCGCATCTGGTTCATGCGACGGCGCGGCGCCTCCAAGGAAGTACTCATCCGCCAAACCATGTGTGTGTCCATATTCATGAAGGAATACTCGCGCTCCAGACAAAACCTCATTTCCGATAGGCGCATAGAGCACAGCGCCAGCGTTCGCGCTGCTTCCTGAAGTATTTGTAAACAGAATGCGCTTCGAGCCAGAAATTCCTAGTGCAACTTCCGCCGCGGTCATTCTCTTTGTTATGAAAGAGACGTCGTACGAATCGTTGATTTGATCAACACCGTACATGGTTTTGCGAATAGGCCATTCCGGATATTGGGGACTGTGAGAAATCCCCTGATCCGTCGAACATGCCGGCAGGAAAAAGACGCGCCACGAGATGCGCCGATTTTTCCATGGGCTTTGCGATCGAATGTAGTCATATATTTCGCGCGCTTTCTTTTGCGCGAAATACTCCTGATATTGCTGTTGGAAACCGTCACCTGTCACAAGCCAGTCAAGCGGCGTGATCCCAGGAATGCTGTCATTGAGCAGCACACAAGGTGGAAGCAGGCTACCATTTCCGCTTGGTTGGCTCATGGCGCGTCCCTAATGCACCCCAATGTGACCGCGCATTCGAATCGAGGCGGACGAGCTGGTGCTTGGTGTACAGCTGATCGACACCTTGTCGTCAATGGACACTCCAAGCCCTAGACCCGAAGCAATACCAAAGTTAGCTCCCGAGCCAATATGCACTTGAGAAGTATTCTGTTGGTTCCCGTTGATTTCGATGTAGCAATCAAACGTAGTTCCAGTGAGCGGAACTTCCAGAGTGATTGTCAGATAGTCGATGGTGCCCGCCCGTTGCACCGTCTTCGAGCCAAGTAAGCTTGAGGCTGCCGGAGGGTTGTAGTTGATCGGCTCAAGGATGTTAGGCATCAACCAACACTTAGCCCCAGTGCCCAACAATGTGTTGAAGCCAAATGCTCGATATTCGTAGGGAGCAACGTCGCCCGCGATGTAGGGGGCGAATTCACCTTCTAGGTGGTTTTGGCAGACAGCACAAAACGGAAACTCCACCTTGCGCATGGTGCAATCGTGCGAAGGGCGGTAGGCGTTATCCCAGCCGTAAGCGCCCCGATAAAGCCCGACACCATTCGGTGGGAAAGGATCACTCAAAGCGATTGATTCGGGCCAATCGGTGCCGCCTGGTAACAACGTGTTCGGCATCAGCGTCATGTCTGTGGGCCAAGGAGAAACGGGCGTGTTCACCAACCGCAGCCACTTTAGACTTGCCCGATCGGTGTTCAGAGTCACGTTGGGATAGACCGGTTCCAGACTGCCAGTCTGATTGTGTGTGTACTCATCCCGCAATCCATGCAAATGGCCATATTCGTGGACAAAAACGCGTTCGCTCCCGTCGTAGCCGTCCCCAACTGGTGCGAAGACCATCTTCTGCGCGACTACCTCAGCACGGCCTTCCTTGCCTCGCGAATTGATGAGCATAATCCCAAAGGAAGTCGAGAGACCAAGTGCTGTTTGCGCAGTAATCAAATTGGCCGACAGAAGCGCCGTGTCGTACGAATTGTCCGCATGGTCGAACCCGTACATCGTTCGGCGTGTGGGCCACTCCGGGAATGCCGGATCATTCGATACGCCCTGATCAGTTGAACAGCTGGGAAGAAAAAAGACACGCCATGAAATACGACGCCCCTTGAGCGGACTCTGGGCTCGAAAAAGATCGTACATCGCGGACGCGTACTTGTGGAAAAACCAGGCCTGGTACTGTTGTTGGTAGCCTTCCCCGGTGATGATCCAATCGAACGGCGTCACCCCAGGAATGCTGTCATTGAGCACCAGCACTGGAGGCAACAAGCTACCGTTCCCGCTCGGCTGGCTCACGGAAGCCTCACTTCCCAGCCCAAAATGCTAGTTTTGTCGTACGGATCTGTAGACAACACCGAAAACAACGTTAGGTAAGATGGGTATCCCGGATATCGTCGAATGAATGGGGTACCTGTGGCCATCGGCTGCGCCCTCACGTAGCAGGCCGAGATCAGCACGCCGTCCGGCATCCCCGGGATGTTCACGTCCGAAGCGTCTGGATTTGACAAATCGACTGTTCCGGTGATTGGGCGCGCATTGCTCAAGAGATCTTCAAGAAGTTGAGCGATGCGCTCCTTGGAGTTCTTCCCTCCCTCGAACTCGCCGCGAACGGCCGCGATCTCCGCGAGAACGTCTGCTGAGACTCGATAGGTCATGCTTCCTCTCTGTTAGGTGGCGTGCTTCGCCACCATTCCATTTTGCCCAGATTCCCAGCCAATCGTCACCGTCGAAGTGCTGTCGGTTAGGTCAGAGGAGCGCACCTCAACCGTCGATGTTGCCGCATTGGCTGGGTAAAGCACGCCGGTTACACCTGACTTGGGAACCGCGTACGCCGGGCTGAAGTTCGCGGTTGGCGGAAGATCTGGAATGGTAAATGAAGCGATTCCCGACGAGAGCGCTTGTGCCGAAGTTCTTCCTCGCCCGTAACACCGCGGCGCATCAGTCCACGCCATCGCCAAAACGAAACTGAAAGCCCAAGCGCCACTAGTTCCCGTGATTGACGTCCCTGAACTCCAGATCTCCAAGTAGCCAGAAATTTTCTCTACCGAGACACCAAAACCATTATTTCCTTGGCCGCTTAGCCCCGTGTTGGTTGCGATGAACCTTCCTCCAGATCCAACCTCGAGACCAGTCCCGGAAGCGTTGTCGATGTTCAAGTTGGTGAAAGTTGCTTGGGCGCCCTTCACCAATAAACCGACCCCCTCGAATGTCATGTGGTTGAAATCTGCTAGAGTGGACAGTTGGTACTGCGAAAGCCCAGAGCCACTCGGTTTCAATACGCCACAATGATAGTAGCTGGCCCCCACGAGCTTTGAAGAGGGACTACTCAACAAGCAGCCGACGAAAAGCAGGGTTTCTTGCGTAGCCCCTGGGCAGCTGAGCGCTCCGGTCTTGCAGCCCCAGAACATCGCACTGGAAAGCCCACCGGACACACGATGCGACCACTTGGTCAACGTCAGGTTCTTGACCACCAAAGAAGGAACCGCCGCGGCCAGCAGCGTGTCGTCATTCGACGAGAGCACATCAACAAGCTGTTGATCAATAACCGGAAGCGATTCAACAACAACGGTGTTGCCGCTGGACAAGACCGTATTTCCAGTAACCACCCAACCGTTGAGCGCAGTTGGCTCTTGCGTCGGCACTGTAATCTTAGCCGTGGCGACACCCAAACCGAAGGGAGTGACCGCCATCACCCAACTTACGGCCCCGGCGTAAGTACCCACCGTGATCCGCAAGCGCTTTCCAACGTAGGGGGTCCAGTCCGTGATCGTCGTCCCCGTCAGAAGCACGTACCGATTGGTTCCACTCGATGCGTTCGTGTAGGTGCCACAAGTGTCCGTGGCAAGCACAGTCGGGGTTCCGGTCAGCACCAACGGACTGTTGGGGGCGACTTGAACCGTCAGGGCGCCACCAGGATGATTCCCAGCAAAGGTGATTGTCGTTACCGCGGCAAGCTGTCCCGCTGTGCACCAGATGCGCCGGTTGAGTTGTTTCACGGTCATCAGTGGCGACGCCTGTTGGCCGTCAGCTGTGTCATTTCCGGTGGACGACAGGAACCAAGCGGTCTGAGCAAGATAGGCAGTATTGGAAGCCGGCTGCCCATTGTTCGAGATGTCTTCCACCAACTGAGCAATCCTTGCAGCAGAGTTGGCGCCACTCCCAATCTCGTTGCGAACGATTTCGATGTCCGACTGGATTTGGGTTGGAGTGCGTTCACGTTGCGTCATGGTCTTGGCTCCGTTGATCTTGGAAAAACAATCTCTGGTGGGGCATCGTCTACTGACATCGAAATTCGCGGGTCGAGTGGCATTGCCACATGAAGCTGCAAATCGTCAATGCTCGCTCGTATTCTAGCAAGCAATCGTCGGTCGCGTCCGAAAACCATCGCCGAGTTATCCAGGCGCTCGGTTCCTCGGGCGGAGTCGAGCACAAACCGCACCGGTTGTGACCAGTACTCACTCGGCCCCTCGATCATCGCTCCGTAGCGAATCTCGGTTGGACAGAAGTACTCATCGAGACCAGCGGCAATGGCCTGACGCTCAGGTTTGTTGGTTACCCAGAAGTCGACCTGGAAGAGAATATCCCGCTCGCTCGTCTTCCAAAGCACTGAATTTGCAGCGTATTTGTTCCAGCTATCCTCGATGATCGTTGGAACGAAGTTGTGGGCATCGCGTTCTTCGGCGATCACCGTGACCGCTGCGCAAGGGTAGTTGATCTCGTCATCCTCGTTGGGCCACTCCGGATTGCAGTAGTTCAGCTTGAACTTGGTCTGCTTGGTACTGTCCTTCGCTCGGACCGTCCACACCGCGGCTTCGAGGTACTTGCACAAGGCAATGGCGGCCGCATCACGCGGTTCCATGAGGCGCGGAATGGCCAGAGGCATGCGTCGTGCCCCGACATCGGCCTGGAGAAGCGCGCCAACCGGCATACCTACTTGAGTCCCTTGATCTTCTTGGGATCGATGCTCGTTGCCTTGGGCTTCGGAAGCGCTACCGCGCCAGCCTTCGCCTTACCCTTCGGCTTCGCCTCACCCATCTTGAGTTTCTTTGGATCGATCTTGAGTGCCATTTCACAGCCGCCTTTCGAGGGCTTTCAATTCGTGCCGGATTTCCTGTGGCATGTACTTCGAACGGATCGTGACCATTGCCTTGGCGAAGTAACCGCGTGGGGCAGTTCCGTACCGGAAGATCTTCCAGCGCACCTTGTTCGCGATCAAGTAGGCCTGCGCCGCGTCATTCTGCATCTTGCTGGCGCGATCGAAGCGCCGTGCCGCCCGGATGTGCTTCGGAATGGCGGGCCCCTGCTTTCGTTCCTTGGAGCCACGCTTCCCTTGCGCTCGCTTGCCTCTGCGCTGCGTCGCCAGCCCGAACTTCCGCTGTACCCACGTCAGAATCGGGCCAAGAGGGGGCATGTGCGGGCGTGTCCCGAACTCCATCCAAGGCGCCTCCGGAGTGCCCACGCTCAGCATGGCGCCGCCTACAATCGGCTCAGAAAGAACCGCCTGGCGCATCGCCCCCGTGTCGACAGCTGGGTAGGGTTCGGCGTGATCGATCTGCCGAACGACTTCCCCGACACCGCGAAGCCCTGCCGAACGGATACCCTTGACGGCCGCGGCCTCAATCTGTGGCGGCAAGCTCTTGACGAGCCCCATGAAGTCCCGCACGGAAATGGTGCGCGTCATTGGGGCATCCCCAAGGTAAGAGGGTTGACGTCTTCCGTCTTGACTCGCTCGCTCAGGAATCCGTCAGGAGTGCGCTCTTCGAACTGGATCGAGACGGCCATCGTGAACTGAAAACCGGTGGCGTCCCGCGCCGGAAGACCAACAACGGCGAAGCGGTGCCGAAGCGGCTTCGCCCCATCACGCCCATCCATGCGCACTTCGAGGAAGGCTTGCTCGTGAAGCGCGAGTTCTCGTGGGAACATCTCCTCGAGTTCAAACTCGGTGTAGCGCGGCGAGATTTCAAGAACCTTGGTTGAGCCGCTATCGCTGCGTCCGCCTGACACCACGTTGTAGCGGAGCACCGACATGTCGATGTAGGGAGTTGGAAGTAGCTCGGTTTCTCGAAGAATCCGCTGAGTTCCTCTCCCAACCTCACCCCCGTCCCACGACACGATCACCGAGAACATGCGGTACGGCCGCGCTCCAAAGTCCGTCATTAGCTGGCGAAGATCGTCGGCAACCTCGCCCAGCTCATCCACGAGCGAAGGCTACATGGACTGCCCGCAGACGACACGATCCTCGATTGGCGCGAGGCGCCGATCGGTGTTTGGGGTCGGGTCCCGCGGGTTCTGGCTCGGATCTGCCATCCTAGCCAACCACTCGGGCGTTGATGCCACCCGCACCGCCATTGGGGTTTTGCAGGGTGTAGGGATTGATGGGGGCACCAAGATCGTCAGAAAGCCGTTGGCGCCACTCCTCGAGTTCCACCTTCAGATCGCGAAGCTCGTCGGGGTTCACCACCATGTCCCCAAGCTTCTTGGCCTTGAGCCGCTTGCGCGCGTCCTTGATCTGGCACTCCACACGCTCGCACTCATCAAGGTCTTCGATGACGGATTCCTCGCCCTCCGCGGCCAATCGTCGGAAGCTCTGCTCGACGAGATACATCGCCTGCGCACCTTCGGGCACCCCCAGGAAGATCCCGTTGGTCATCGATTCCCACGCGGGATACTTCAAGAAGTGCTTGATTCGTGCCTGTTGGTGCGGCGTGAAGGCCATGACTACAGATCGACTTTGGTAACAGCTCTTCCAAGTTGATCGAACTCAGTGTGAGTTGCCCTGACTCTTTCTGCCTCAATGCCCTGTGAACGCAGAAGTTCAAAATCATGCGTCGCCTCCGTGATCACAGAACCGACTGGCACCTGATAGAACATCCCGCCCATGGCGATGCGGCCGCCCTTGGTCACCACGTATTGTGGGGGCCCGGGAGACTTGAGGGCTTCCGTCTCGGCGCGTCGTTGCTTCTCTTGCGCGCGGCGAGAAAGCTCGTCCCGCGCGTAGTCGATGAGACACTGCCGCGCGTCGGGACGACGAACGAGCCATTCACGGATCGCGTCGTCGGTGGCACTACTGAACTTCCTCGCGGCCTCGGGTGAGATGACCTGGGGCTCCGCTTCGTCTTCGTCGGGCACTCCATTGGCTTCGATTGCCGATTCGATCGCTGCCCGTCCATTGAGCTCCCCTTGTCGTAGCTCCAAGATTTGGTCAATCAGAACCACTTTCTTGGGGCTCCCGCGCCCACCAAGATGAGCGTGGTAGTCCCTCAGTGCGTCGTAAGGCAGCCCTTCCAGCTCTTCTCTCGGAGCGCCGTCTAACAGATGCGGTTCAGCCATGGTTCCTCAAACAAGCCCCCTGCTTAGACAACGGGCCCCGATAGCCAGAGGGGGCAAGAACTACCGGGGCCCCGTTGCTTTTCTGAACTAGGCGCTCTCGATGACGAGTGCGCGCTTGAACCGAGCCGGGCCGCCCGTGAGCGCGTCGCTTGGGGTCGGGAAGTCGCCAGACCAAGACCAGGACTGGCGGATCGTCTGCATCAGGGCATCCAGAGGGGCAGCCATGATGAAGCGGATGCGGTCCAACATCACCGCCACGCCACCGTTGACGATCGAGAACTCGCCAATCTTGCCAGTCACGCCAGCCTCACTGATGAAGAGGCTTTCGTCGATGTACTTCTCGACGAGCACGCCGCCACCAGTGATGATCGTGCGCTGAATCGGCACGCCGTTCGCATTGACGATCTCCGCACCAAACTCCTGCGCGAGGATTGCGCCGCCCGCACCACCCGCGTCCGTCTGTCGGTACAAGGGATGCGTGGTCGTCAGGCTCGGCATTTCCGTGTTGCGATAGAACGTGCAACTAACCTTCCGATCGATGATCAGATCCCGGAACGGAACGTTGTCCGGAATCGACTGGTACATGCGTTGCACCGCGTTGTCCCCGAAGAGCGCCGCTTCCACGAACGAAGACAAGTGGCAATGGTAGGTGCCGTCAGCATGCGGCGGAACACGGTTGTTTCGCATGTAGGCCACGCAGTTGATGATGTCCTGCAGGGTTACGATGTTGGCCGCCGTGATTCCGTCCACAGTCCCCCCGGCGCCCACGCGGTAGATCGGGGAACGCGTAGCGGCCCGAACACCAACGCGCGCAGCCACGGCGCCCGAGGTCGCGGCACCAAGAATGAGCGATCCGGCACCGAATGGACGGCGCGGGTCATTCACCTGGAAGCCAACAACCGTATTGGCGGGCTCCGCCGTCGAGAACGTCACCACCATGGGATTGGTGACGGAGACGGGCATCAAAAGGCCGTTCTGGACTTGCTCCGTGAAACCGGCCACTGACGCCACCGGAATGACGGTCACCGAGGTGGTTGCCGCCGTGGTCACCGTGTCACCGGTTCCGTAGGCTTGGAGGATTCGGTTGCGGGGCAGCCGGTTCATAGTCATGCCAGCATGGAGACCGAGTTGCTGAGTGTCGCGCAGCAGGGTTGGCGCGATGGCGATTGCGCTGGTCGGAAGATGCGTCGGCCGGGTCTTGCCGTACTGCTTGGCTTCTGCCTGCCACTGCTCGGTCGAGTACTCCCCAACCGTGGGGTCATTACCAGCGTCGATTGGATCAACATCAGCTTCCATCAACCCAACGCGGGTGAAGGTCTGCCGCTCACCAATGTTGGCCTGCCACTTCTCCGGCACCGCCTCTCCCCTCCATAGGAGCAGAGGATAGGCCGCGTCATGGAAGACACGCTCAAGAGTGCGATCCTGGACGATTGCGCTGACAGTGCTCGGAAAACCTGAAATCAGAAGTGACATAGCGGGAAACTCCGTTTGGTTGGAGCTTACCTAACCGCCGTTGTCCTCCCTTCTGGTCCGCCGGAGTGAGCGTGGTTCGGGGCCGGTGAGCGTTTACAGAATTCAGCTTACGCTACACTCGCTCTGGGTTCAACTTCGATCGACTAGACGACTGGCAAGCAAAACAAAACTGCCATACCGGCGAAATTGTCGTTGTCGCGTCGAAGGTAGATATTCCCACCAAGAGCTACAGTCTGCATTGCGGTAGTCAAAGCCAGGCGTTTGTAGCCATTCGACGAGCAAGACAGCGCATTACTCAGAGCATTGCCGCCGCCTCCAGTTGCGTCTCTGTAAGTTGAATTTCCACTATTTGCTCCACCTGTAACTTGAAAAAATCCGTCCACGATCAGCAATGCTGTTGGAGCATTTGTCAAAATCGTAAAATCATCCGCCGTTCCAGTCACCCCCGCCGTCACCGCCATAATCAACATCAACAACGGAGAAAGCTTCGGCCAAGTTGCCGCCGCATTGTTAGCGATGGCGGTCGCAGCAATAGCCCCAGCAGCTACTTTGGCGGCCGTCACAGCACTAGCCGCAAGCTTGGCAGTCGTTACTCCCAGGTCTGCGAGATTTCCAGTAGCAACCGTCGTTGCTGCGATCTTGGCTCCGGTGACAGCCAAATCGGCAAGCTTTCCAGTTGTGACCCCAGTATCGGCCAATTTAGCTGTCGTAACCGCCAGATCATCGAGTGCGGCTGTAAC